CCGTAACCGTTCCACCACCTGCCCCTACTTTCTGCCATGCCCTTTTATACCTTACATAAAGGGAACTATCAGCAGGTCTAATCAGTATCTGTGAACTATCAGCAGGGGTCATTGCGGATGTATCCCTTGTCGGAATACCGATACCATTCACATAACGAACACGGCTCCCCGTTTGCTGCCATTGTGCGGATGCACCAACAGATAGAAGTATTGCACAGATTGTTAAAAACTTTCTCATATTATTGAACTAAAATTATAATTTTTTCACCTGCAAAGAACGGCACATTACTATCAACGGTCAAAGTACCGCTACCAACAGTCCACACTACACCCGTACCCGGCGATCCACTATAAGCAATCGTTTCAAACGATGTACCACCACGTGAGCCGTATATCATTGTTTTACCTGCCCCACCCGGTATAGCTATGGAAGTTTCACCACCCCCGGCAGTATATTGCAGCACCTGTGTAGTTGTACCCTGTATAACGATGCCCGTTGGTGTTACGGTGGTTCCTGCTAACGAATAAACCCCTGTACCTTGATAAGATACTTGATACGTTGCGATGTCCTTATTTGCGCCCGTAATGGTGAAGGATTGCAGCCATGCCAAACCCGATACTATCACCAATCCCCCAGCAGTGCCATTGTCAATAACGAACTTAAGCGATACCAACTCTCTGTTCAGTTGGCTATTGAGCATAAAGAGATAGGAATAGTCATCTAATACTACAAGTCCATCCGCTTGTATTGACCATGATGCGACATCGGGTCGGGACTGCCTAAACCAGGCACTACTGATATTGGTTGTTTCCATCGCATCCACCTCCACCGAAAAGGTGCAAGTCCTTGCACACGCAATGAGATTGTCTGTCATTGCGATTGAATTGTACCTATAAAGGTTTAATTTTTGTCCGGTTACTGGTGTCATAGTTAGCAGAGTTCTCCTTTTGTTAATGAATCAATACCATAAGGCACCGGTGTAGTTTTAGAGCAAATGAATTGATCTGGTGGCAAAGTTAATGCAACTTTCGGAAGTCCCTCACAGTCTGTGTACTCACCCGACCAAAAATCACCCGTATAATTATAGTACTTGTAACATGGCACAGGTGGGGTTTCCTGCAATGATGAAATAAGAGTATAGGTCAATATTTCATTCCTCGTTTGGATTGCCGTACCTGACAAAGTATTGTTAATGTAATCAAAAGTACATTGTCCTAAAATGAACCTGGATGAATTAACGTTAATAACACCGGATGGATCCTCTACCCCTATTGTATGCAACAACCCTGCGACGTATGTACCCGTAAAAAGATTGTAATGGGTGAACTGCATATTGATATTGGCCTTTGCGTAGATGTTGTATAACTGGCTGAATAGCAATGTGGCAAGGTTAGAATAGCTACCGCTAATGCCAAAACGAGTAAAGTTAACAAGCGCATTGTCTGTTACAGACAAAAGCGATTGCAGTTGCGTTACGTTTAATAACGGGAACTGATTACCTATAGGAGTTGTTATTTGTTTCTTATACTGATTACTTGCCGTTTGATTAAATAAAACTTGTTTAGGGCCATAGACAGACTTTGCTTTTCTTTTCACATTTGCCACAAACATATTAGATATGCCTGCCGATGTTACCCTAAATTCTATTGATAAAGTTCCTGTGATTGGCGATGGATTTGTGATAATAGTTTTAGTTTCTAACGCTGTATTGTTTTTCGGTTCTTCAAAATATACAAAACTATTGAACCATTCAGGCGCACCCGATACCAATCTCCCCCAAGCATACACGGTGGCACCGCTTGTAACGCTTATGCCTATTTCCATATCCCCCGTTGTTGCAGTTATACATTGAAATTCTATTTGTAAAATATCCCCTTCACTTACAAGGCCGCATGATAAAGCAGTAAATGTTGATTGAGTACTTCCGGATGTAAACCTTGCACCATATACACCGCTTTCCGGCCCCATCGTAAAAGTACCACCACTTCCCAATGTTCTACTCCAATTCGTAGGAACACCGGAAGTAAGCAATGCAAGGTTTCCGTTATCAACTGTATTTTCCGGGTAATTCAATTCACCGGTTAACTCAATAGAATTGAATGACTTTTTGATTATTTTGGTTTGGCTATTTTCTACAAAGTAAAATGGTACTGACCCATTATCTTGATACGGCTGAATAGTTCTATTTATAGGCACATTCGATAAGGTATCTGTAGAAGATACCCCGTCTGTTCTAAATACCCGAATAGTATCGGATGCTCTTTCATTTACGGAAGTTATCCACCATTCCCCACCCGATTGATATATTTGCGCCCCGTGAGCAATGCAAATATCTTCAAGTACATCATAGCAGTTCTTATAAGTATAATCGCTATTAGTCCAACGGGCAGGGAAGATGTGAGTATTGCGGATATATGATGTTGATGTACTATGTGCAGTAGCATAGTAATTGATTGCCGAATTGATATAGTACTGCACCGGAAATTCAATATTCTTTAAGCAGTTGCGAATGATTTGCAGTAATGATTCGGATGTGTTGATATTTGCAGATGTAGGAACGTATGGTACTGATTTAAGCAATCCTAACCCATCCACGCAAATTATATCAACAAAGTTTCTGCCCGTTGTAAAAGCTATGCTAATGCTATCCATTAAGACATACCCCTGCCATACAAAATAAGTGCCACCATTGGCCGAAAATCTTACATAGTACTTTTTATCGTCTGTTGAAACAAGGTCGGGGTATGGGCCTGTAAAGTCGGTAAAATCCGCTCTTATGGTAAATAATGTAGGTAGTACGGGTTGAAAAGGATCATCACCGGAGGCAAGGCACTCTAACAAAAAAGGACTATTTCCTGTGGCTACGCTATACACACTCCCGGTATAATCATTTTCCCAAATTTCAGCATCATAGGTTAACCCTGACTTGCTAATTGCAGAAAATGTATATTTCTTACCGTATGCCATGTTAAGTTGTTAATGCTCTAAATGTATTCGTTCTACTTTGTGAAAGCCATATATCGTTACCTCTCACTACACCCTCCACAACTACCCTGCTATTGCCTCCCCCCATTTGCGCAGCCGATGCGATTATTGACCGCATTTGGTCGGGTCGTACAATGTGTTCTGTGCCGTGTAGCATTACAGGATAACCGGACTTCGGGCCGCTAACGGTACCACCTTCGGAGAAACCGAGTAATTTGCCGAACCCTTTTAAGAATCCACCTTTTCCAGCACCAGCAGTACCACCACTAACGGCTGATAATATCGCTTGGAATATTGCCGCCTTCGCTGCTGCAAGTGCGATGTCAATAGCTAACCGTTTGAACATATCGCCCAACGCTTGACCTATATTCTGCCCATTCATCATAGCGTTTGCAAGTCCATTTAAGCTATTCATAGCAGTATTGGTAAGGTTATTGGCTAACTCTAAATTAGCAACCCTTTGCTCCTCTATCTGATTACGTTGCAGCATTACCTGATTGAGTGCTGAATTGCCTTCGGTAGTAAGTTTTAACTTATCTAACTCTTTCCCCTTTTCTCTTTCCGGCATGATGGTACCTTGCCCCATCATTGCAAACTTGAGATTCTTGTATGCTTGTATCTGTCTTTCTAACTCTGCATTTTCTTCTTTTATTGATTGAACTTTTGGCTTTACTTTATCACCGCCTCCATCATCTGTTGTAAATGGTGCAACAGTATTTTGTTGAATGGTAGCATTTAAGAATTGCATTTGCTTGTTAATTTCTGCAATTCTTGCCCCTCTAACTGTTAATTTATTATTTAATTCATCAGTTGCATCTTTTTGTTGTTTTACTGCTTGAATATCATCTTTTACAAATTGAGTTCCGCTTGTTTGTGCGGCAAGTGCTTGCCCTCTCCAAGCAGTTGCCATTGCCATTTTTTCTTCTGCTGCAATTTTATCTTCTATTGCACCATTTTCTTGTTTTAACTTTTCTTCCATTAATTGCGTCAGCATATTGGAAGCTGCCTTTGCCCTTGAATTTTTAACGATGGCTTCAGTTAATTTATTATAGGCACTTGTACCTTTATTTGCAAGTAGTTCTTCATCGGTAAAATCTTGTAAATATGCGCCATAATTTGAACGCAAATCTTTAATTGCTTTTAATCTTGCTTGTAAAGGAACATTAGCATCTGTAGCAGTTTTGTATAATAAATCTAATTGTGATTGTTCTTTTGCTAAAATACCTACAAAATCATCAGTTTGTTTTTTAGCATCTTCGGTTGCTTTTCTAAAACCGAAAAACCTGCTTGTAAAGTTATCAAATCCCATACCTGCAATAGTTATTGCAGATGTTAATGCTGATATTGCTAATCCTGCCATACCAGCCGCCGGAAGGATATTGGTTAAGTTGTTCGAGATAGCATTAAATCCATACGGCAAATCCTGAATAACCCTACTAACACCTGTAAAGTCAGTACCCAACTTCTTTACCCCCTTCCCTGTATTGCCTGCTGCTTTCTCAACCCCGTCAAGTGAAAGGATAGTTTCCTTAATCGCTGCAATGGCTTTCTTATTGTCAGCACTAATTAATATTTCGAGTTTTTCCGGTGCCATTGCTTTATTTTAATGCTTCTGATAATTTCTTCATATTTTCGATAAACTGCTCCTGCGTCAATCTCTCCCCTCTATCCGGTTGTTCATCTGTTGACAAAGGTAAGAAATCTGTTATGCTTTTGCGCCCCTTCGTGTCGGTGTTGGTGCAGTACATCACATACGCTATCAACCTCGCCCTCTGCCATTCCGCTAACTGCTTCGCTTCATACGCTTTCCTGTAAAGCAAAAAATCTCGCCACCGAACCTGCCAAAACTGCTCAATAGTTAGGCCCGATTCAATGGCGAGAATTATTACCTCATCCCAGGTCTTATCCCTGTGGTTTAACTTTTTTTTTCTTCCTCCGGTACGTTTTTGTCAGCAGGTACATCTGGTACCATTGCTTTCATTGTGTACTGGATGAATTCAAGTACCTGCGAACCTGTGAACTGCAATCCACCCCCCTCATCAATCAACTGCGATGCTTCCCTTTCGCTTATCACCTTGCCGGCTCCCTCACTTGCCGCCTGCACCATTGTAATAACGTGCTTAAAGGTTAAGGACTGCCCATCGTACATTTCCAACATCTTACCTATTGGCAAGTTGCCATTCATTTCACAGAATCGGTGCATCGCCCAGTTATTCCAAAGTAAACTAACGCTGCCCGTTGAAGTTTTTAACTCAAATGTTACGGGCATAAATTAGTATGTCTTTGTTTGGGTAAGTGGAGCATTCTGTACCTGGAACTCCGCATCAAACTTCAGCAGGTCTTTGTCAGTAGCATCCAATGAAAGCGAAGTAACAAAGATATTACCGCTATACACGATGTCCCCTGATACAGCAACTGCAGGGCCGAAACGGGCAGGGATTGAATCACGGTTAACAAGCAGGGTATAAATCCTGTCATAGCTTTCACGGCTACCGCTCCCTGTTTGGTCAATGGCATGGCCGGAACAACTGATAGTCTGACTAACGGAATTACCGGGAAGTTGCTCATCGCCACATTTACTATCAGCATCAATGGCATCACGGGTGATTTCCATTGAATTGGATGTAAGGCAAGCAACGGTCAGGAAAGTACCATTCCTGTCGAAGTCCAGTTGAAGGATTATGTCCCTCGCATTTACAAAAGTGTAACTCATATTTATTGTGTTTGACTGATTATAAATTCATACCGCAAAATTACACGAAAGGTGTTATCAAATGGATCAAGATCCTCCAAGTTAGTTACCGATGCCAAAACCACATTTTTACAATCCCATCCCACAGGTAACACCACCACCGTATCACTATTGACCGCACCCATCACCGCATCCGCTATTTGCTCCGCCCTCTTAAAGCCAAAGTTACTACTTTTAGTTGTTATATCTATGTTGACTGAAACCATGTTGATATACCCTTCCTTCCCTTGTTCCTGCCCGGATGTTCTGCCAGTTATAGTAATGTATTCAGCCGGCTCATTGGCAGGTACCATTGCATCGTACACATCAACATAGGTATATGCGGCCAGTTGGGTAACTAACCATTTCTTTATCTCTATGGCAGGGTTTTTCATTATCATGATGTCACCATTTTACAAATATTTGTGATCATTTCCGCAACAAGTTTTGAATCCGCTTAATTAGTTTCGGTCTTTCATCAAGATAGGCAGGTATTAGGAATGGTTGTGGCTTAATGCCGTTTTTCAATATAAAGTAGGCCATTCTTTCGGCTACCCTCAAATCTTCCGACAATCTTTGATCTCTATTTCCTTGCCTTCTTCTTGATTTTACCTTGTACGTTCCTGCTAACTTATTACGCCTTACATAGAGTAAAAGTGCAAGTATCATATCCCCGTAATCGCCTTTACCTTTCCCCTTGAATTGTGCAGCATAGGCAGCGAATCCATTATGTATCGGGTGGCTCATTGCCTTTTTCTTTGTGCCGAACTCTACATAAGCAGCATACCCAATATCCGAATAAACTGATTTCATTAACGGCTCACCGATGTTATGCTTTATGCTTTGCCGTAACTTACCAAAGTTAGCAGGTGCCATCCGCTTTGCATTGCGCTCAATGTTCAATGCGGA